GGGTCTGACAGATGGCGAACTTTACGACGACGACAAGAACAATTTGTGAAATGCTAACGGGCAAAACAACCCCCATTGGCAGAGTTATTGCAGAGGCCGCACCGTTATTTTTCAATTTTAATTTTCCTTTTTACGATGAAACAAAACGGGCAGAATTTGAACAAAATTTTTTACGGCATTTCTATATGCGGGAAATCGGACTGGAAACGATTGATTATTTCATGTTACGACTTGAAGATAAACTAAACATGATTATGCCGTATTATAATAAATTGCTTGCCGTCAATGCTAAAGATTATGACCCGTTTTATAATGAGATTATCGACGAAAGTATAACCAGAGAAAGAACGGGAACTATTAACGGCACTGACAC